ATTAATCTCAGCCGGTGTTGCAGTAATTGACACCCCGCCTACCTGTAAAGTAGTTGCGTTGACTTCCCCTGATGCCCCGTAAATGACTGCCTTGCTGTTTGCGACAGTACCCGCAGTAGAGCCGTCAACAAGATTTAACTCTGCGGCCGTAGAGGTCACACCATCGAGAATATTTAACTCGGCCGTTGTTGATGTTACCCCGTCGAGAATATTAAGCTCTGCGGCTGTAGATGTTACGCCGTCGAGAATATTAAGTTCTGCCGCCGTAGAAGTGACCTGTGTGCCCCCAACATATAGCGCAGTGACGTAAGCATCCCCCCAAGAAGAACCTGAAGCCCCAAGAGCAAGCGTACCATCAGCACTCGGCAAGATACTAGAGTTTACATCAGCAGTGAATGTTACTGTATCTGTTGCCGCGTCACCTAAAGTCGTGTTTCCAGTGACAGAAAGACCAGCTACCGTATACGACCCTGCCTCATCCAGCTTGGCCGCAGTGATTGCGTCATCCTTGATACCGTCTGTGTCAATTTGAGGGCCTTCGCCCGTTGAGCCATCGTGAGAGTGTCCTGTAGAGCCGTTGAATGCGGCTTGTACAGCATCAAACTCTCCGTCGAGATCACTCGCGTTAATTACGTTACCGTCAGCGATGTTGTTGCCGGTATCGTTACGAACGTATCCAGTTCCCATATTATTTTACCTCCGGCCGTATTGACCGTATTGGATTACTATCGAGTCTAAAGAAAACGGCGGGTCTGTCGACTCCGAGTCGAAGTTGAATGCCGCCACAAAGCCTGATCCTGTAAGTTGCTCGTCAAAGACGTACTTCAGCAAAGTCTACGTCAATGTCACAATCAAAACTCCCCTGTGGGTCAACGAAGAGTTTCATTTTGTAGAGATTCTTTCGGGTAGTTGGGTCAGTGATGGGCAAGTAGGGCGTCTTGAATGTCGCCACGATGTTTTCCCCATCAAAACTATTCCCAGATTCCATGCGGTAGACGTACCCGTCGTCATTCGCAAAGAGGATTAGTTCTTGGTCTGAGATGTATTCACTGTGCGCTACGTAGGCGTTAATACCGCGGGTTTCTGCCCACGCCATTCCCTGACCGCCCTGCTGTGCGTACTGTGTACCGATGATACCTTTTGCCGCGTCGTCGGTGTAGGACGTGTTAAAGCCGAAAATACGGTACTGGGACTTCTCCCGGATAACAACACTCGAGTAGCTTGTTGACTGGGCAATAAAACCAATCATCTCAGGCTGTATAACCTTCGAGACCACAGCCAAGCCGAAGTCGTTGTTACGCTCCGTTGCACTCAGGAGACGAAGACCGTCTGGCCCCAAGAACATCAAATCACCGCCAACTTCCTTAACCGTGTCGGGCTCGATAGCACCGATGTCTCGTGTTACTGGCTGTACCTGAAAGTCCGCGATGGAATTACCGGCAATTAAAAATATGGTCCGCTTCGTGAATACGATTAAGTTCTCACGGAAAGACGCTAAGCCTGTAATTTCATTATCAAACTCTATTGTACCCGCGCCTGACGCGGCTGTAAAGTCTGTATCACTAAATGGTGCGGAAAAGCTTAGGGTTGTGTCCTTGGCGAAGAAGAGATGGTTCTTGTGGGCAACTACGTGTTCTGCCCCATCTTGGTCTGAGGTAGCCGTTGTGATCTGCGAGAATGTAGTCCCGTCAAACTTGTAGGGCTTGTCGTCGCCGTCTACGATGATGAGGATCTTGGTAGAACCGAAGTGGTGCTTCGCAAAGCGTACCTTACCCGATCCGGAGATATTGATTCCCGCGGAGCTAAAACTTGCGTTGTCCGTGATTTCAGTCCAGCCAGAACCAGTCGAGCGGTAGAGACCGTCTCCTACTGCCGCGATGGCAAACAAGCGGTACTCGACGATTCCCCGTACAGTAGCCGCAGTACCAGTAACCTGTGCATCATCCCACTTTTCGTACCCCTCAATACGACGATAGCCACCCTCAGTGGATGGCTCGAAGTTACGAAGTACAGTGGCAGACCCCGGAAACTGTGTACCCTGCTGTAGCGGAGTAGAGTTTGTGATCAGGCCGCCAGTGAAAGGGACGGGAAATGTCTGCCAACGATCCGGCATTTAAAAGGCCCTGAAGTAAGCGTTTTCGTTCACGAGGAGCGTACGCATTTGCTTGATACCGTTCTCAAACTTGCTTTGAGAGATGTTTGCCATCTCGATATTGTCACGGAACATGTAGGCGTAGTACATCGCACCGTCAACAATCACGTGCCGAAACTGGTCCGGAATAGTGGGGATGTCAGTAGACAACTCAAGGTCTACCGGCTCCATGTAGTACTCGTACTCAATTTCAAATGCCGCATTGGGCTGAGGGACGATGATAAATTCTTGGTCAGGGGTACGTACAACATTACGCGGTACGCCACCTTTTGTAGAGTCAGTCTCGTATTCTTGATCGATGTAGACGTCGAGATACTCTGCGTACGTTAACTGCTGTAGCTTCTTACCCTGCCCGACATTAAGGTCTGTGTCTCTCTTAACGCGGAAAGAACCGAAGTCTACATACTTGGCGTTGTCCGGGAGTGCATAGCGTGACGTGCCTGCTTCGAGTGTCTGCTCTTCAGTGTTGTGGTTGTACGGCCAAAAAAAGTGAGCTTGGTTGACGTGCCGTAGGGAAGAGTTTACGGCTTCCTTGATCTGGGGGTAAAAGCCATTAGCAGTCGAGAAGTTGCTTGAGGTTAGCTGTGTCTCGTTAATCCGGAGTGCTACGTCATTGACAAGGGAAAGAAAGTTATACGCCATTAGTTACTCTCCCTCACCTTCAAGCTAATCTTGCGTTCTGTGGTTACGCCAGAAGATGTCGTAATCTGGCAGTAGATGTTGTAATTCTTGTTTGCGGTACCGAGACCTAGCTGGATAGTTGCGACAGTATCGCTATTGCTAGCAGAAACGTACTGTAAACCATCAACCACAGTAGTAGCTGTCCAAGTCTGCTTGGTTCCTTCCGCATTGTCGATCTTCCATACGACAGACGAGATTGTAGCTGTGTCTAAGTAACGAGACCAGTCGATACTGTAGTCCAACTGCTCATCGGGGTCTTTATTCGGCCATTTAAATGCCATTCTTATGCCGCCCTTACGTAAACTATGCGTGGCTTATCAGGCTCCACAAAGGTGGTGCGCTGATGGTCTTTGTTCGCCACGTCGAATATGACTGTGGTAGTGGAGATGGTGACGTTGCCCGGTGTTGCTAATGATGAGACCCCACTGAACGTAGGTACCGCGTTGTTACCGACAACTTCGTTTTCATCGACAGTACCGGCCGCAGATACACTCGGTACGAGGTACACTGCCTGTACATTGACTGTGGTTACTTCGCCTGTGCCTGTGGCAGACTCCGGTGTGACGTTAGCATCAGCCGCGATATCTGGAGCATTGGCCGTAGCCGCGATAGCCTGATCCGCGACAATGATAGTGTTTTCACTGCGTTGCTCAACATCGCTAATTTCAGACGTACCTACCGCACTCTCAGGTACAACAACAGCCTTTGCGAGAATCTCCACTTCATCCCCGACAACACCCGGTGCGTCGGTAACGAGCTCACCAAATACGCCGACAGAAATGTCAGTGTTGTTGTCCGCAATGATTGCGAAGCCGCCTAGCTGGACGTCACCAAGTGCAGTAACGGAAGGTACGCGGAACTCCGTAGGTCCGGAGGTGTCACCGTAGTAAGAAGCTCCGTAAACACCCTGCCCGTAGTAGGCGTTGACAAAGTTGGTATTGACACGGAAACCGTCGAAGAAGTCTGTGGTATCAGCGTTGACAACCAGAGGTGCAGAGACAGAAGTAGTTGTGAACGCCATGTAGGCGTCGACATCGACAGCCGTACCGGTTGCAGAAACACTCGGTAGTGTGAAGGTTGTGCCCGTACCCTCAACGACAGAAACGGTGTTAACAACACCGCCTGCGTTAAAAGATACATTAGCCTGTAGGGTAGTGCTCGCACGGTCGTACTGCTCAGTGCCGTAGACACCTATCCCGTAAAACGCACCACTCTTGGTTTCTGAAACCGCCACCTAGGGTTCTCCTTAGGTAATACGGATTACGGCGTTGGATGCGTCAGCAGTAGGGAACTGAATCACGAAGTCCCCATTGGTAGAAGTCTTGTCGCCACCGAAGGCCAAGACAGCAACAGCGTCAGTAGTTCCTGACCCGCCGTTTGTTGTCGTGTTGTAGATCAACGCGCCATTCGCAGTGATAGTTGCAGAAGAGAATGTCTCATCGTCAAAGTCTACGAATGCAGTTGTACCTGACAGAGAAACAGAAGGGTTGTTGAGAGCCTGACCGCCCGCAGAGTATCCTGTGCCTGTCACTTCGTTTGTTGTGCTGTAATCTGTGGTTGTAGCATCCAAACTTGCTGAAGAAGTGAAAAGGGCAATATTGAACGTGTCTGTGTCCATGCCGTGGTATCCTTTCAGAAGGTCACGCTTGAAAGACGAGCACATTGGTTGTGGGGCATCCTCACTCACGGAAATAATGTCGTTGACGGCCATCTCAGCGAGTTGCTCGGAGGAGAGTGGGCCGTTGCTTGATGTGTAAACTTTGAAGTCTATCATAGATATAGTTTAGGTATCGTGTGGGGTTTCGTCAAGGTAGGGCAAAGAATTCTTCGACGGTCGCGAGAACAGATAGCTCGGGGCTAGCGTTGTTAAACGGCTTGACTGTAATAACATCTCCCGGCTCAAAGACAATAAACGCACCAGACCACTGTAGGAATTCTCCTACTGCAAGGTTTTTGCTTCCGATGATGTACACATCAGTCCCGTCTGCTCTGTCCCAAATAATCTCAAAGTCTGTCGCCGCGTTATTGTGGTTAGATACATAGAGCAAACTCATGTGCGCTCGGCAGTTAGACGGGCACGTGTAAAGAGTCTCTACTTGATCCTCTGTCGTACAGACAATTGCAGGAGTCTTTGCCCGTGAATTCTGTAAGACGTTTCCAGCAGTCACTTAGACCCACTCACCTGTAGCCATCGCCTGACAGAGTCTCTCTGCCCGCCGGCCTACCTGCTTTGCCCACCGGGAGTCCATCGCCTCTTCTGCCGCAGTCTCGAAGTCTTCTTCTTCGATGGCCGCCCACATATTCTGGAACTTCAAAAGGGTTGGGATACCTAGATTGAAACCGCCTGTGTGTGAGGATGTGAGAGCATTACAGGGTATGTTGCATACTACTGGAATAATGGAAATGACTCAACCGCAGGGTTAGCCAGGGACAGTCAAGATTCAACTCAAAGGAGATCACCTAAAAGGTTAGCCAGGTATCCGACGATACAACCTAAAAGGGATCACCCATAAGACGAGTGGTCCTAACCCTAGGT